AGCTGGTCGCATCGGTTCCGGTGGTCGTAAAGCCGACGTCAGTAGCAGCATTCAGGCGGTAATACTGGTTGTTGTAACGGATGTACTGATTGCTAGCGCTGAACTGAAACGGGCCATCCTGGTAATCGCCAAGAAATACATAGCCGGAAGCGTTCAGGAACTGCTGAAAACGGTTTTCTTTGTCTACCTGGGCTGCATTGAACTGATTATTTCGTCCTGTATTGGTAAGCCGTTTTACGCCCAGCCGGTCTGTGTAATATTCGCCAGCACCAGTAACTTCTTCGTCCAGTTTCGCGCCAGCAAATACGGCGTTACGGATGTCAGTGCTTGGTACCGGAGCCTGCGTTGGTGTCGGAAGTGGAACTTCTGCCATGTGCTTGTCGCCCTATAAATGGCGCACGAAACCCTCAGAAATTAATCTGATGGTGCGTGCGAAGGTTGGTTATTACTGCTGTGTGTTACGGATAAATCAGGTCTGAATATTCAGAGAGGGTTAATGTCTGGGTGTCATCGCCATTGGGTTTGGCTGTTTCGACCCGCCAGATAGTGGAGTTAAGTTCTGTGCTGGTTGCAATGAAATAGCGGCTGGCGTTCTGCACCGTTGTCCGATCGTAGATATTCAGGTCGAATGCATCAGCCGCCGCCTGAAATGCTTTGGGCTTTCCGGTTACGGGGTATGCGCGCCAACGGCCGCGGAAATTCCCGAGGCTGTCAGTCATAACCACCCACATATCACCGAACGAGAAATCAATACGTTCTGAGGTGCTGAACACATCCCCGTTCCGGGCCGTGATATAGCCGTTCTGCTGCTTGTTGTCGTACATGTCCGGGCATTGCACCACTGCGCCGCGGATAACCTGCGTCGATTCCAGGACTTTCACTGTCATACCCAGGCGAGAGTAGAGAACACGGCGAGCCTCAAGCCACGCCCGGTCCTCCGCCTGCGTTTTATTACGACAGCCATCAAGGCTGATCTGCAGCGCGTTAATGGTCGCGTCCTCGACCTCAACAATGCCGCTCTGGTCAATCTGCAGATAGATGTACGCTTTTTTATTGGTGAGCGGGTCGACATAGTCCAACGTGACGCCGTCATAGCCGCCTGGCAGTGACATGGTCCACGTGACTTTATACTCGTCCCAGAACATGTTTGAGCGCGCAAAAACAGCATCCGGATTCGCCACTTTCTCATCACGCCAGAACGTCAACACATCTCCGATGTTATTTCCGTCGACGCGGGCCACATTGCAGATTGTTTTGATGCGCTCGCCGAGAGACAACTTTTCGTCTGAGAAGGTGTAATCGAAGTAAGCGAGGTCGGGGACAGTTATCGAATCGGCGATCGTGTACAGCGTAGCGACATCAATACTTGAAACGTCCTGCTTACCGATGACGATCCATTCATGTAGCGCCGCATCAGCAAATGAACGGCTCGGGCGCAACGTATAATCAATCTGGCCAGTAGTCCGGTCATAACTGATGGTATGACGCTGGGCAAGCATGTTGTATTTCTGCTCGCGATTGCTGTTGCTGTTATTGCTCCCCTTGATGGTCACTCTGGCGATCGTGTCTTCCGGGTAAACGACGTTCGTACGAGTATTGACCGCGTGAATCGCCATCAGCGTGACGACATTGCCGTCGTTACTGTTATCGAGGCGCTCAATCGTAACCGCGTAACGCCCCGCGCCGGCCGCCGGCGTGTATTTGTGCGAGGTACGAAAATACCGCGTAGTTACCTGAAAATCGTTATCGAAGAAATAATCGTACTGCTCGGAAGTGCCCGGTATCTGGTTGTTACTGTCGTCGACTTTCCAGAACCGGATCCGATAGCGTGAAGTTCCCGCCGTCGCGCCGAGCTGCACCATTACGTGAACCCATACCTGCGAAGACACCAATGGTGAAACCGACGGGCCAATCACCAGCGGCGTCTGGTCATTCAGAGTGAACAGCGTCAGGTTGATGGTTGCGTCAGCTGGCAGTGTGGTGATCTCCCCCGTCATGTCACCGAGATAGAACGTCGTATAGGACAGAGTGTCCGTCCCGATAAAGCTTTCCGAATAAACGATATTCCCGCTGCCGGTCACGTTACGAGTTACCGGGCTGCCGCCGGCGTTCCAGGTTGCATTAATCACGAACGTAACCGGGTGCGGGACGGCAAGCGCGGAGAAGTACGTGAAGTTATCATCGTTCGAGAGCACTGTTGCCTTGAGCTGGTTGCTCTCTATCACCATCGCCGTCGGCGCTGTAGTCGTCGCGGTCTGGGCCGGAAAATCCTCACTCTCGTTCAGGCCAGGCACCTCTTCGTTATCGACGTCGTCAAACTGGTACCCAACATCGATGGTCCCGATCGACACACCAGGATCAAACGTCTGGTAGCTGGCGCCAGTCAGGCTGCCTAGGTTCGATTCTGAATAGCGCACAGAGGAAATCGTGTATTTCCCGTAGCCGACCTCAAACCACTCGGTGATGTATTTGTTGTTGTCGATAAACTCAAACAGCGCCTGCTGAATCAGGTCAGGAAATACCCGGCATTGCCCGTAAATATTCGGACGCCCCTTGTAGAGTCGAGCCCGGTTAGTTTGCCCTGTTGCGTCGTTGTTCGGAGACTCTCCGGTCGAAATTGACGGTGACGAGGCGCTCTGTTGCCCGGTAATTCCTGCCAGTACTTTCTTCGTGAAACGGATCGGATTGAGGTGCTCTATCGGGTTGAGTAGGGTCTTTATCAGGCCGCCGCCCTCTGGCTGGTCAAATACCGAAACGGCATCGCCAGAGCGCAGCGGATAGGACAAGTCAAAATCATCATCCAGCTTGCGGCCATTGAGGCGAACCACCACGTTATTGTGCAGTTTCAGACTATCCAGCAAGTTCACCAGAGGCGTGCCAGGCTCAGTGGTACCGCGTTGCTTAGGTGCGCCCGGCAGGCGCTGTAGCTCATATCGAACCATGCACCAGATACTCCACTTTGTTATAGATTTTCTGAAGGATGACGGCGCTATCCGTGCGGACAAAACCGAACTCACCGCGGGAGTGCAGGCATTTACCCGGATTAATCATTACGCCGACGTGCGCCGGCTGATTGCCGTAATAGAACACCGCAAGGCAGCCGGAAACCGGCACCGGAACCCGGCTCCAGTGTTCGAGCTCTTCTTCATAGCAGGTGATGAAATCTGAGCCAGATTCGTAGCCGGCGACGTGGTGGAGCTCCAGCCCCAGAACGTTCCGGTAATACAAAACCACGAGGCCCCAGCAATCCATTTCGTCAAACGTGCAGGCGCGATTAGCCCAGGGCTTGCCATTAACCAGCCCGATAAATTCGCTCTGTGTCATACGGTAATCAGCCCAGGGTAGTCTTTCGTGGTGTAAATGATGGGGTTGGCCAGCGTAAGCGGGTTGGTCTTGCCTGAGTTCACCGTGACGTTGCTACCGTCGGCGCCGACATCTTTCACAAACAATGACCAGGTCTTCATTGGCGTAGTGTCGCCGATCGCATTCCACTGCTGATATTTGCAGATTATGGGGGTCATGCGCCCGGCGCCCGTCCAACTCTTCAGAGTGCTCCGGACGTCCTCGGCTCCCTGCAGGAACGTAATCGCCATCGAGATAATCGCCGAGCCGTCCTGCGTGGGTTCTACAATGCTGAAGGCTGCTGGCTGGAATACATTTCCGCCAAACTTCGCTTCACGAAACAGCTTATTCACGACCCGGTAATAACCGAATGCCGGGTGATAAAACTCAATAGTCTGTTTGATATCGCTGGCCGGTCGGCGCTCTTTCCACTCTCTCAATGTCGGCATTATTCGGCCCTCGGCATAACTTCGGTCACAAGATAATCCAGCCAGTAGCCGTAATTTTCTGGCGCCTCGACGATCCAGTCGTCGTAGTCCTCGGTGATGTCCTCGATACCGTTACAGATGACGCTGGCGGTCCAGGTGACGATATTGCCGTTCTTGCTGGTCTGTACCGGCATGCTGATGAAATGCAGCGTCTGCAGCTGCACGCCCTGCGTATCGCCGAGATCAATCCGCATCTGGAACCAGTTACGGCCACGGTCGCAGTACGTCGGTGAGCGGAGCCACGATTTAAAGCGCTCGGCCTGCTGCAGCGTGAATTTCCACTGCAGCGACCAGGTCGATTTCAGGTCAGTGGTTAACGGCGTGAAGATGACGGGCCCGACTGCCGGCGTCGTCGTCTGCCAGGCCGTATCCTGCGTCATGTTCTGGTCTGCGCGCTGAGGAAGCGGCAGCATATCCGGGTATGAAACTGTTGCCACGTTTCCTCCGGGCATAAAAAAAGCCGCGGCTGCGGCACTGATCGAATATCAGGATGTTGCTAAATGTGTACCACTGTTACTGTGTGCTTTTCACACAGAGAAAGGATGGGTATATGTCAGAGAAATTCAGAGTCAAACTCTCCTGCCCTGATTGCGGCAGTGAGCAATTCATATTTAGCGCCGAACCGCACACCATAGACAATGTCGAGTCCTGTGCTTCCTGCGGAAGGGCTATCAGCAAAAACGATGTCTTTCGCCACAGCAAAGAGTTCCTGGTTGATACGCTCAGAGACAGGCTGAAGGGAACCAAATTTAAGCTCAAGTAAGGAGATTAGGCTATCAAGTTGCGATTGAGCCTCGCTGGTGTCGACCGATATGGATGCCAGCATTTTTTTATCTTCCATTTATCTACTCCAATAAAAAACCCGCCGAAGCGGGTTGGTTTTAGTAATCGCCGTTTGCCTGACGGCGGAGGCCGAAGGCACCTTGCATCTCGGACGATATCGGCCCCCCGCTCTGAATGTCGGTGATTATGATATCAGTCACCATTTGGCCTCCGTTCTGGCTGCTTCTGGTATCGACATTTACTCCGCTGGCATAGTTGTAAACATTATTCACGACCTGCAACGTTCCGCCGCCAGAACCACGCAAATCCTTGTTGCTGATGACAGAACCGTTATCGCCGGGGATCATGTACTGGCTGCCATTACTGGCCTTGTAGATTTCAGGCATGCCGCCTTCGCCTACCTGGTACATTGATCCAGCGGATACCGGCCCGCCATTTTTCCTGCCGCCAGCAAGCGTCTTCGACAACGCGAACGCTCCGACAAGCGCAGCTCCCCCGATGATAGCTGCGGCACCAAACGACCCCACAGAAGCGACCAGCGCGGCCGGTAGCCATGCCGCCATCGTCGTGCCGGCAGAGGCTGTACTCGCTGCGGTGGTAGTGGCAAGTGCGCCAACTTGCGTGGCCGTCGTGGCCGCGATGGTGGCTTGCTGCACGCTTGCCCCCATAATCGCAGATTTGGCCTGCTGTAATCCCATCTGGACGAACGTGTTGATAACATCATTCAGAATGGTACTTCCGATTGAGCTAAGGGCATCATTTGCAGACATACTGCCCGTTATCACGCCCGTTAACGCATTGGATGCCTGATTGCCAAATGCGTCGACGGCGGCGCCCAGCGCCTCATAGCCCACGCTCTGCTGAGTGAACAGAGCCCATTGAGCCGCGATACGCTGCTGCTCATACTGAGTATTAGCCGCATTCATCAGTTCAAGCCCGCGCTGGGTTATCTGCCCCTTCTGCGTTTCGAACTGCTGGATGAGAGCCAACTCCTGAGCATGCTGATTAGCCAGTTGTTGGACAGGGTCAATCTGCCCCCGAGCTTCCTGCATGGGGCTTACAGTTTGCTGAGCGCGTATCTTAGCCAGATTAACCTGGTGCTGAGCCTCCAGTTGCTCACTGGTCTGATTGTACTGCTGCTGAGTAATTTTTTTGGCGGCCAGTGCAGTTTGCAGATCTTTAACATCCTGCTGGTAAGACGCATTCTCTCTGGCTTCAGGGAGCAGTTTTTCTGCCGCAGCCTGGGCTTTGAGGGCATTAGCCGTATCCCATATTTCTCCACGGTATTTACCGGCAAGGGCAATTTGCTCTTGGGTGGCTCCCTTACCTAGTGATTGCTGAGCCTGTAATACTGCCTGCTCCCGGCTTAACTCCTGCGTTGAGCCAGCAGCGAGTTCTGATTGCTGCTTCAAGTTGGCTAGTTTTTGGGCTACTGATTCCTGTTGCGCGGCGAGCTTTTTGGCTTCAGATGCCGCAGATGAATTTTCCTTTTTCTGGTCTTTTATTGCCTGAGTATTCCTTTCCGTTGCTGCGTAGGAATCCTGAAGCCTTTTTATTGCCAGCTCATCAGTAATACCTGCATCTTCTGCGTCATAAGCTGCCTGCTGCTTGGCTTTCGCCTCACCTTCAAGTTTTGAAAGCTCAAGTCTCCTTTCGGCTTGTTTTATTAACTTTTCACCTTCCTTGCCGCCCCAATCAATTTTGAGACTCTCAGTGTTGAACTTCTGCATTGCGGTCGTAGTTTGACCCAATTTTTCAGCAAGGTATTCCTGGGTTCCTCCGAGGAATGAGGCTTTTTTCTCTGCTTCAGCAAGGGCAAGAGCGTTGTCTCTTGCCGCCTTCATCTGTTCGAGTAGACTCTGATTGACCTGACTGTTAATTTGCTTCAGTGCGTCTTCGGACTGTTGCAAGGTGGCGGTGGCGCCGTCCAGATCTCTGCGTTTTTTTGCTAACTCATTCGCAGCATCCCTTGCCCTGATGACATATCCATTATTTTCATTTTCGGTAACACCGTACTGCCTAGCAAGGGTTATGTATTTATCATATTCAGATTGCAGTCCGGAAATCGTACCTTCCAGATCTTCTATCGCTTCCTTCTGCGCTTTTATTGAGCTGATAGTGTCAGCTCTGACCCCTTCCGCCTGAGCCAGATTCATTTCTTTCAATTTTTGAATAACATCAGGAAGAGTGTCAGCGAAGGCTATGCTTTCTTTTCGTGCCTGCGCCTGGTTTTGCGCATACAAATACCACCCTGCCGCTACCGCAAGCAAAATACCAGTAACGCCACCAAGCGGGAGGAGGAACGAGTTTACCGACTTGAGCGCGCTCATCATGGTAAAGCTCGTTGCTGCAACAACCTCCTGAGATGCGGCAACTCGACCATTCGCCACCCTTACAGCATCAGTGGTTGTCGCGACAGCGGTGTTTGCAGCTACTATCTGTGCACTGGCGGCTTCATATGCCGCACCCCTAACATGCTGAGCCACGGATTCAGCTCTTGCGAGTTGGCCGGTCAATACCGCTTCCGCCTGCCGGATTTCCGCCATTCGTGTGGCGGTTGCGATCCGACCCTGTTCAGTAATTTGGGACTTAAGCCTTTGAGCTTCAAGCGCCTTTTCAGCTTGTAACTGCTGCAGGCTAACTTTGATGCTTGCCACTTCAGCTTCGGCATGAGCAACCTCAGTCACCGTCAGTGCATTGGTGGCCTTTAGGTTTGCCAGGGTTTGCTCTGCGCGAGCGCGTTCGCTTATGGCCGCCTCTTGCTCAACGGTAGCTCGGCGAAGAACTGCCTGGGATGCACCAAGCTCATCTTTTGCCAACTGCCTTTCAGCGGCTGCCTGCTGTGCAGATGCAACGGTGTTCTTAACTTTTTCAGCGGTAGCCATTGCCAGCGCAGCAGCATATCGCCCCCCCATCAATACGCTTGCTACCATGAGGGCATTGCTTAGCGCGCCAAGATTTTCTGAGGCAGTGATAATTGAGCTACTAAACACTGCAGAAAAGGATTTCACCGTCGAGTTTTCACCAAAGAACTTGGTGACGTTATTTCCCGCGACCTGAAGAGCCTGACTGATCGTGGTAGTCGTATTGGCAAATTCTTTTCCAATCACCGCACCTTGAGAAAGGAGGCCATTAACGACTACGTCAGTCGTCAGCTTCCCCTGTGCGGCCATATTCCTCATTTCACCGATGCTAACGCCCATAGAGTCGGCTAGCGCAACAATCAGTCGGTTACCCTGCTCGTTTACAGAGTTGAACTCCTCGCCGCGCAAGGCACCAGAAGCAAGGCCCTGCGACAACTGAATGATGGCATTCTCGGCCTCTTGCGCCGTGGCACCTGAGACGACAAATCCCTGGTTGATAATTGTTGTCAGCTTAGCCAGATCGCCAGCACTTGTACCGTATTGTCGAGTCGCCCTTTCAAGCCTCGCATAGAGAGAGGCAGTAGCATCAAGGCTGCTACGCGTCTGCTGAGTAATATCAAAGACGCGCTGGGTTACGTCTACCAACTGTTCGTTTGGGCGTAGCGAGTTGGATAGTTTGTTATTTACTGTTGCCCAAGCGTCCGCATATTCAGCGATTTGCTTAACCGAAAGAGCAGCACCAAGCGAGACGGCTACACGGGAAAGGCTAAGCATAGAACTTTCAGTGGTATCAATGGACTTTGTAGTTTTATCAAAACCACGCTCCATTAGATCAAGGCGCTGATTTACACGCTGCTGGGCTACAAGAAGACCCTGTATGTTCATCTCAACGTCGTAATAAATGCCGCCAGCGTTCTCTGCCATTTACTTTTCTCCGAGCAATAAAAAACCCCGCCGAAGCGAGGTTTGCGATTTGGTGGGTTCAAGAAAGTAAAACAGCCTAATGGTAAGCTATTCTTTGCCCATTGAATTAATGTAATTTATGACTTCAACGAACTCATCACATTGTTTCTTCTGCTCAGAATTCAATGCTGACTTGTTTAGTTGGCATAACGTTCCTGCAGTTGACACGCTCTCAACTGCAATTATCATTTTTTTTGCAAGCCTCAGGCATTCCTCATGCTTTGGGTGGCCCATGCAAAGATTACCTGGAGCATTTTTTAGATTCTTGACCATCTCTGACTCTGCACCAACATGCCAAGATAAAAAAAGCAATAAAATAAATAGATATCGACTCATTTCACGATGCCTTTACTTATAAGATGATTGAGTAACGATCTTTTTCCCATCCGGCTCTGAGCAGGAAACCATAACTACACCATCGTTAGTCCATAATTTAATAACGTAAAGTACGTTCGTATTAACAATTTCTTTTGCAGGGTAGCTTCCTGAAATCTGGCTATAGATGCTGTAGGCATTCTGTTTGCAACTATCGAAATCTACAACCTCTACACTTTTCGTGACCGGAGACTCTTGCTCAGGATACTGACCAGACGCATCCATAGAGTTAAGTTGTTCTTTTGTATACGTTGTTGATGCTGATGTGCTGAATGCTATTAAAAGCGAAGCGAGTATCAATGACTTCTTCATATCCATCCCCATTAATGTTTTTTTACATAATAGTGGACTGGTTATGCAATGGAAAGCAAGAAACCCGCAGTTAAGCGGGTTTGTGTGAACTACGAAAATTTCGTAGTTAGTTAACCAATCACATACTCAGCTTTACCACAGCTAAGCGCGTATATGCGCCTGAATATTCAAAGTAATGCTGCTACCTAATACCGAGCCACTGATTTCAGCAATTCTAGATAGTTTCTGATACATCCGTTCTGCGTAATGACGATGAGCTAAGTATTCCATCTTGACCGCGCTCATATCGTAACCTTGCATCGCCAGTTTGCTTATGAGGTTACTGATCGCCGAAGGTGATTCATCCTCAAATCCATAAAGCAGCATCACGGGGAACTGATAACCTCCAGCCGCTGTGGATTTCTGAATTTTTCTTTCACGCTGAAGGAGCGGGAACTGATCCCACCAGTCTGCTGGGTAGTGAATATCCAGCTTCGGAGCGGGTAGTGCTTCCTGTTTGCCGAGGAACTCACCTTCGAGCGCTATACGGTGAACATACTCAATAGCATCTGGAATCTGAGTCGCCTCTAAATCCTCAATGCTCTCCACGTTAAAGCGCTGATGGATCATGGCGTAAGCTTCCGGGTACATCATATGCCTTTTGCTTACCAGCATATTAACTGCATCCCGCAGCGGCGTTCTTTCATCGACGGTTGTCTTTTTGCGCGGGTTTTCAGCCTTTCCCTTCGTCCAATAGTCATGCAGAACAGTGAAGCACTCTTCCTGATACTGGATCAGCTTGTCGCGGATATCGGCGCGGACTTTCTCTGGGTTGATGCTGAACAGCCAACCGTTGAGTTTTTTCAGGGGAAGGCACAGAAGCTTGCGTAGCTTGCCGTCAGCAGCAACCATATTCATATGAATACAGTTGAATTTTTCCAGAGACTTCATAAGCTTCTGCTGCTGAGTCCCCCAACTCATACCGAGGTTTTCAACGATAGGCTTCATCGCCACATAAGCGATACCGGCAGCCATAGCAGTGATAATCTGCTGACCGTTGAACGGTACGTAAGAGGTGTTAACTGCTTCAAGAATTGCTATACTTGCCATGTCATCATTCCTAGGTGGTTTGTTGATACAGAAGCCCTGACTGTTACCGCAGTTGGGGCTTCAACTTTTAAGCGCCAACGCGCCCTTCTCTTTTAAAGCTTTCCATCACCCGCTGATAAATCTCTGAGTTGACAGAACGCCCGTTTTCCTCGGCAACTTTGCGAACCATATCTAGAATCTCTTTTGGCCAGCGCAGGTTAAACTGCGGGTTTTTGCTCATGCCTTTCATTTACCCTCCCGTAAATAGGTCCACCGTGGACCTATTGAGAATATAATAGACTGCTTCTATCATGTCAATCTTTGAGCAGGGATAGAATTCATGGCAAGAGACGATCCGCATTTCAATTTCCGCATGCCCTTAGACGTAAGAGAGAAAATAAAGAATAGGGCTGCGGCTAATGGGCGTTCAATGAATGCCGAACTCCTACAAATAGTGCAGGATGCGCTTGATCAACCATCGGTAGTATCAGGATACCGCGACGACGCCGAGCGCCTTGCTGACCAACAGGCAGAGCAGTTTAAGAAGGTCGTATTCGATACGCTTAAAGGTATCTACAGCAAGGAGAAGAGTTAGCGCAGCCTTTCCATATCCTTTGTTGCGCCATCGACATCGATATCATAAAACACTACAGCTACGCCTTTTGCGCTGAATGCGCCAACGGCGGCGCGCAAAAAACAGCAGCACATTTTCATTTTTGATGAGAGGGAGTTCGCTTCAATGACCACGCCTAACCCACCCTTAAAAATCGAGATACCGTCAGAAATGGAAGCTGATTTTATCAGCATTCTTGAACAAGGTGACATTGCCTACTCCTATCCGGTTGATGAGTGCATTACCACGCATTATTTTACGGTTAACTCAGCTCAGGATATCATAATTGAGATAGTTAACTCTAAAGCTCTGTGGGGAGCTATAGGATACGCAATTTGCAACTTGATCCACCGAAACAAGCATAAAAATCTCAAAATTGAGCTAGATGACCTGAAGATAAGCGCATCTGGATTCAAGCCAGAAGACCTTAAAAACATCATTGATCTAATTCAAAAAATACGTATCAGCAAGGATTAAGCCCACCTGAGTGGGCTATTTGCCTTTCTGTTCTGCTCGTTTGCGTCGGCGTTCTTCACGTTTCTCTTCGCGTTGCATATCGTCGAACACCTTCATGATCGCTTTCATCATCATGAAATTGACGAAGTGGTGATTAACGCAGCCGTGAATGCGTAGCTGCTCGGTGAATTCCTCCGCAGACCGCAGCGCCTCCATCATGTTCTTCTCGCCTTTCATGAACTCCGAGAAGTCGCGCCCCGCTCTGGATGCGCATTCAACGATACGGTTATTCATGGTCACGCCGCCGCATACAGCAGTTTCATTTGCCCTTTTACGGGAAACGCGGACATGCATCGGGCCTCGAAGTCCTTCTGGTCAATACTGCAACTGGCAATGTTGGTAACGGCGATCAGTTGCTGCTCGACCTTATCCAGAGCATCAGGCTTAAGGTGCTGGTGAATCTTCTCTTTGCTGTCACCGGCAGCCTGTTTGGCTGCCTGATAGACATAATCAGGAAGTGCGACACCGTATACCCAGCGCGCGGTGATCTGACCGAACAGAGCCGGGCAGCCGCCGACATGGCCAAAGTAAGGAAGACCTGACATTTTCGACAACGCCTGGTAGAACGGGTCTTTAAAGCGCTTTTCCCAGGAAGTAGGTTGCTGGCAAACCATCAGGCCGACAATCTGATCTTCGGTGAGCTGGAAGTTTTTACTCAGCAGCAGATTTTTAATATGACGATCACAGGCGCGGGCGAATTTTACTGACAACCAGCGGGCGAATTCCACCGCCAACTCCGGATGAAGCCAGGTCCCGCCGTTTCGCCCTTTCTCCACTCTGACTAAAAGGGGAGAAAAATCCTCTTTTACGCCAGAGCTAGCAATTCCAAGCTCCTCAGCCAGTTCGGCGATATAAGTTTTTGTCGCCTCAGTCTTTAGCCAGTCCTTCGGAAGCTTGCCGTGATGCTTTGCAGCAACTGTGGCGTTGAACCAGCAATCTGCCGTAAAAGGGAATGAGCGGTCATCGTAATTCATTGGGATGATATTAGACATATCGGTATTACCTTTTAGTGATGAACCTTGTCACACAGGAATCCGGCCCACAGAAAGGCACCGATAGCCAAACCGGTATCCTCAAGGGTCATCCTGAAAGGTTCTGTGTTGTGATGTGCGCGTGTGAAGCGCGTCAGAAGTGAGTCGGCATTAGCCGTTCACGAACAAACGGATATAAAAAAGCCCCGCGGATGCGAGGCTGATATTCGGTTAGTGCTGAGGTTAATTCTTCGTGGGGGTTGTCCTGGAGTGCTCCTGCTCCATCATCGCCTGCCAGCGGCGATCGTCCTCATCCATTACCTGATCGTACTCGTCCCTCGTAAACCCTTTCTGGTTCGGGTATTTGGCGTTGAGCAGTAATGCAAATTCCGTCATCGTCAGGTTTTCGGCCTCTTCCCGACTTATGCCGAAATGGTTGCGGGCCGCCATGATGTAGTCGGTTGTGCGGAACTCCGAGGTAGTTTCGTTGCTTTCATGGCGCTGCAACTGGCGAATCTTCGCCTTGCCAATGATGCCGTGCATCACCAGGTTTTGCGCGATGATAATCATGTTCTGCGGCGGCATGCTGCCAGGACGCCAGACAAAGCCACGCTTACGCGATTTCCCTGGTTTCATCCACCCAACCAGATCACCGATATCATCGTCGCAGCATGCCGTAAGCACTGTGTGCGCCGCCATTATGGCTTTGCGGGTCAGAAGGCCGCTCTGGATATACCGCAGCACGCAATCCGGAAGCCGGCTGTACTCATCGCGGATATAGGCCTCAGCTGCGCGCTGCACGAATGGCGTGACGTCATCGCTGAGCAGGTCATAGAACGTCTGAACGATTTCAGCCGGCTCACCTATGCGCGCCATAGCCCTGAATGACGGCCGGAAAAAGAATTCCCGGTCATCGGTACCGATAAGGCATTCGCCCAATTCTTTAATGGGGGTCATAGTCGCTCCATAAACAGTATCAAGGGCGCAGAACGCCCTTTGTACTATTCACGACGTGGTTAGCTGATCGTGACCGCGCACGCCACCGAGATGATTTTTACCGGCGTCGCTGAGGAGTCAGTGACCTCACAGGTGTAAACCCCGGCGTCACCAGATACGGCGCTCGCTTTGTTAAACGTTGCAGTGGTTTGCCCGCTGACGACGGAGCCGTCTTTTTTCCACACGTAGGTGTATGGAGACGTGCCGCCTTCAACCACCACCGACATGTTAAGAGCGGAGCCGGTCGCAACGGATTTGGTCGCCGCCAGGTTCGTGGTGAATGCCAGTGCCGGCGGAGCAACTTCAAATACCACGGTATCCGCATCGGCAACTTTCCACTCACCGGAGAAGGTCGAAATATCGGAAGTGCCGAAGTCACCAGACCATGAGGTAGTGTTGAAATACCCCATGATGTAGGTGCCGGCGTCTTCCCCAGTAAAGTCGAAGCGGACCCAGATCGTCGGCTGGCGGCCAGCCTGCACTTCATCGAAAATATATTTCGAGATAGCGATGGCGCCGATTTCAGTCGTTTTATCTTTTTTGCGGAACTCACCTTCCCCGGAGATGGTGAAGTCCATGTTGTTGACCAGGTTCTCAACTAGGCCCTTCGTATCGTCAGCCTCAGAGGTGACGGTATTCATGGAGTAGTCGAAGCCCTTAGTCGTCAACGCCCCCAGGCGTTTCCATTCAGAAAGCGCAGGGACCGTATCCGCACAGCCCATAGCCATGCGGAGCACGGCCGCCTTCCCAATCAGCTTGCCGGTATCATTAGCGCAGCCTTGCATGTATGCCTCTCAAATAAAAAAGGCCGCCTGATGGCAGCCTGATGGGTGATTCTGGCGATTATTCGCCGTATGTGCAGGAGATGATCAGCCGGGTAACTAGTCGGCCCTCTTCGGTTGATATTGGCGCCGGAACGTTGCCGACAAGGCTCATGGCGCCGACGCAATCATCTGCGCCAGATTGTGCGCTGATATATTCGACGATAGCGTTTACCGCGGCGTCCGCAGCATCAGGATTCGATTTCGATGAAACGACATCGACCATCACATACCAGTCGCCGCCGCGGTCGTATTCGATATTAGTACCGCCAGAAGGCCGGAACACGATGAACTGATCGGCATCCTTGCCGGTGTCGCGCCATAGCCGCCACTGCACCTTAAACCCTTCAGTCAGCTTCTCAGCAACAAAAAGGTCCTTCAGGCGCATATACATCGCAGGTGTCATAGCGAAAGCTCCTTTTTAACCGCGGCGTCAATCTGGCTGCGGGTATCCTCGAAGCCCTTCGTTAAGAACTCTTTCTGCGCCGATACGCGCCGGAAGGTTTGCTTAACTTCAGGGTCGTGAACGAACACTGCATAAGACGCCGTGTAGCCAACGCGCCCGGTCACCCGCACGCCGTTCGCGGTGATTTCCCGGAACTGGCTATTGATGAGCGTCGAAGTATCGATCGGGGTGTAGAGCGCCGCCTGTGCACTACCGATGAGCATCGCCGACTGTAACGCGCGCACCACCTTGCGCCCCTGCACGTCCTTAATGATGCGGTCAAGATTGGCCTTAGCCTGGCGGATGCCGCGAACTTTAGCGCCCATAGTCAGACTCCCGTAATCAGTGCGAAATCGTCCGCCAGTCGCTCGAACGTATCAGCGAACTGAACAATCTGCCGTATCTCATCGGCCTCATCCGGCGGCGCAGCAGCTGCAGACGCACCAATCAGGATATAGTCACCCTCCCGCGCCGTAGCATGCTCGGTCCATATCGTGTTTTTAACCACGATTTCCCGGCCAAGGTCGCCAATTTTCGCAGATAGACCGCCCTGGTAGTCGCAGAGAATGGCGATCGGCGTCTCCCACCCGTACGGCTGACCTCCGCCATCGGTATCACTACCGTCGGCATCGCGTATGCGCCGCCAGATTGTCGCCGTCGCGGTATAGGACCAGTTAGCCACCGAAGACATCAGCCATCCCTCCATCGCAGCACGATTGCGCCTGTAGCCTGTATGCGAGGGCAGTTAATAAACCACTCCCCGTCGCTTTTCACGTACGCTGTCGTTTGCTGGCCGGTATCGGTGATCACCCACACCCGGGTAAACGTCCGCGGCAGCCGTTGCTGAACTGAAACCCACGCCATCAGCAGCCACCGACCACGAGAAACAGACCAACCTTTTGACCAACGTCGATCGGCAACTCCGAGGTGCATCCGGATTTATCCAGCGCCTGCAGCGCATCACGCATGTTGAGAACGTTGTCACCGTAATCAAACGAACGTGACGCGCCAGATGGTGCACCCTGCGACTTAATCCGTTGCGTATAAGCCGTCAGGGCCATCAAGGTCACTGCGTAAACCTGGATCAGCATCTGGTCGCACTCGTCGTACCCGGCGCCATCTAAGCACGCCTGAATAGTCGACAGCTTGCAGAGGTAGGCGTCAATCATGAAGTCGGGAACAGTGGTATAGCCGAGCGCAGACAACTGCTGTTTGACCTGCGCCGCTGTTATCTGCACTACAGCCATAGTTATTTCGCCTTCTTCGATTTAGCCGCAGATTCATCCTGCTGCTCTGCCTGCTCTGCCTGCTCTGCCTGCTCTGCCTGCTCTGCCTGCTCTGCCTGCTCTGC